AACGCGCGCACCAGTTCTACGGCATCAGCGAGCTGCACGACGCGGTGCAGCTCAACGACGCGGTCAACTTCGTCGCCAGCAACACCGGGCGCATTATCAAGTTTCACGCGCACCCGCGCACGATTGGCAAGGGCGTCGACCCGGATCAGGTGAAGGCGACCAGCATCGACGGCTTTTTCAGCGTGCCGGACACGGCGGACGTGTTCAACCTGGAGATGCAGAGCGACCTGTCGAGCAGCATGGCGATGCTGAGCACGCTCAAGAGCGAGTTCTTCGCCGGGCGGCGCGTGCTGGACTTGTCAACCGTGCGTGACCGGTTGGGGCAGATCACGAATTTTGGCGTGCGGATGCTGTTCAGCGAGATGATCGAGCTGCGCGACGAAAAGACGCGGCTGATCGGCGGCGGGCTGAGCGCAACCTTCCAGCGCCTGCTGGCGATGGCCGGTATTGAGGCGGGCGCGCCAGCGGTCAAGTGGGGCGAGGCGCTGCCGGTAAACCGTATTGAGGCGCTGCAAGCGGCGGCGCTGGAAAAGGAACTGGGCACGGCCAGCGTGCAGACACTGTCTGAGGATTTGCAGCGCGACTTCCTGGCCGAACAGGAGCGCAAACGCGAGGAAACCGCCGGGGCCGGTGAGGTGCTGGCGAACATGTTTGACCAGATCGCGCTGAGCGGCGGGCTGACGTAAATGGTCGCCAACGGGCCGCTGGACACCATTATCCTGCGCGGTGACTGGCGGCAGCGGATTGTGCGCGAGAACGAGGCGCTGGCGCGGCGCTTGCAGGCGGCGTATGCGCGCACGCTGCCCCGTCTGCGCACGGAGATTGATGTACTCGACCGCCGTCTGCGCGACCTGTACGCGGCCAACGGGGACATCAGCACGCAGGAACTACGCGACCTGCGCGAATGGAAAGCGCTGCTGACCACGATTGAGGCAGAGACCCGCGACTTCGCGGTGATTGCGCGCAACGAGACGGCCCAGGGGCAGCAGCGCGCGATCAGCGCCGGGGCCAGCGCCGCGCAGGAAATGGCGCAAAGCACCAGCGGCAGGTTGGGGCCAGCAGTGGCGACGGCGTGGAATCGCCCTGACCCGGCGGCGCTGGAGCGGCTCATCAATTATGTGGACGGCGCGGCGCTGCGGACGGAGTTCGCGCAGTTTGGGGCGCGGGCGGCGGAACAGTTCGCGGACGTGATGCTGACGGCGGTGGCGCAGGGCAAGAACCCGCTGGCGCTGGCGCGCATCATGGAGATGTGGCTGGGCGTGCCGTATGCGCAGGCGGAGAACCTGGCGCGCACCACGCAGTTGTGGAGCTACCGCAGCGCGACGCACGCCGCCTACCGCGCCAACAGCGAGGTCGTGACCGGGTGGCTGTGGTATAGCGCGGCGGACGCCCGGACGTGTATCTCCTGTTGGGATCAGCACGGTAGCGTGCACTCGGTGAACGAAATGTTAGACGATCACCATCGGGGCAGGTGTGTGCCCGTCCCGATTGTGCGGGGCACGCGCTGGGCGGACGATTTCGAGCGCGGGCCGGAACGGTTCGACGCACTCGACGCGAGCGTGCAGCGGCGCATCATGGGCGGGGCGATGTACGCGGCCTGGCGCGCGGGTGAGGTGCGTTGGGGCGAGTTCAGCCGTCCGTATCAGGACAACGTGTTCGGGGAGATGCTGCGCGCGGCCAGCCTGCGCGATTTATTGGGGGACGGGGCGCGGAGGTTTTACACGCATGGGCGATGACGCGAATTTCGCAGCCATACCGGGGGTGCAGCCGCTGATCGTGACCTTTTACGATCTGCTGGCGCTGCTGGGGCCGCTGCACCAGGGAAACCAGGCGGATGTGTCGAGGCTGCACGACATCTGGTTGGCGGGCGCGCCGACGCCGGACACGCGCATTCTCAACCCGAAGCACTACGACGAGCGCAAACGGCAGGCGGGCAACCGGGAACGGCGCATTGTGTTCCCACCGCTGCTGGCGCAGTGGGTGATGGACGTGTCGAAGCGACGCGGCTTCCCCTACACGGAACGACAGGTCTACAACATGCTGGCGGGCCGGGTGGATTACGGCTTCGACCAGGCACGCAACGATTGAACGAGGAGAGGGACTGGATGTCTGCTGAATTTGTGCTTGAGGCACGCATGACGGCACGGGCGACGCGCGACGGTCAGGTTGACCTGCGCCGGCGCCGTGCCTGGTTTGATGAGGAAAAGGGCGGCGGGGACACCGCGCCCACACCGGCGCCGAAAGCGCCGGACGTGCCCGCGCAGGCGAGCGACCTGCCCGACTGGGTAAAAGACCCGGCGAAGGCGTATGACGAAATCAAGAAGCTGCGCGCGGAATCGGCGGAGCACCGCACGGCCAGCAAGACGCTGGAACAGCGCCTGGCCGAACTGGAAACAAGCGCCAGCAAGCAGCGCGAGCGCGAGCTGGCGGAACAGAGTAAGTGGAAGGAACTGGCCGAAGAACGCGAGCGCAAGCTGGCAGAATTCGAGGCCACGCTGAAGGCGCAGACGGCGCAGACCCTGCGCGCGCAGATCGCCCTGGAATACAAGCTGTCGCCGGGCATTGCCAAGCGATTGGTGGGTGACACTGAGGACGCGCTGCGCAAGGACGCTGAGGCGTTGATGGCGGAACTGGGACTGAACAAATCGCAGGCGGAGACACCAGCCACACCGCCTGACAGCAAGGCGCCGGCACAACCGGCGCAACCGGCCAGGAGCCAGACGGCGATTGTCCCCGATGGGCAGGCCGTAGGAGAAACGGACGAAGATCGCCGGCGGCGGTATTACGGCAAGACGGACGATTCGCCGCTGTTCCGGCCAACACGGGGAGGATAACACCCAATGAGTATCGGAGGCACGCCGAGTAAGTTCACTGATCTCGGCACACTGTTCCAGAATATCTACAGCGACACGCTGTTCGTCGCCCAGCAGGAATCGCTGATGCCAGGGTTGGTGACGAACGTGACCGGCGTGGGCGCCGCGACGCGCTACATCCCGGTCTACAGCGAAATCACCGCTGCGGCGGTGAGCGAAGGCGGCACGCCGACGGCACAGCAGCTCTCGAAGGGGACGGCGGACACCATTACGCCCATCTTCGTGCGCACCAAAGTCGGCCTGACCGATCAGCGCATCGAGACCGACCCGGACAACGGGCGCACGCACGTGGCCCAGGAGGCCGGGCGCGCGATTGCGGTCAAGATCGACACCGACCTGACCGACGAGTTCGCCAACTTCAGCCAGGACTTCGGCGCTGCCGGGTCAGCGCTGACGATGAGCCGGTGCGCGGCAGCGATTGCCTACATGCAGGCGCAGAACGCGGTGGGGATGCCCAGCGCGGTACTGCACCCGTATTCGTGGTACGCGGTCTGGAAAGAACTGACCCAGGCGGGCGTGACCACGCGGGCGGGCAACCCGTCGCAGGCCCTCAACGATGCCATGCAGCGCTACATGGTGAGTGACTTCCAGGGCGCGAGCTGGTACATCGACAACAACATCGGCACCGGCACGGCGGCGGTCAACGGTGTGTTCACGCGCGAGGCGATCGTGCTGGACACCCGCAAGCCCATCGAGCAGGAAGAAGTGCGCGACGCGAACATCGCCGGCTACTACATCTTCCACAACGTGTGGTACGGCGTGGGCACGCAGCGCGCCACCTTCGGCGCCAAGCTGACGGCGAACGCCAGCGTTCCGAGCAGCTTCTAACACAGGCTGACATCTGACTGAAACGGGGCGGGCAGATGCTCGCCTCTTTCGCACAGGCTGGAGGCCAGATGCGAATTCTTATACATTCCAACTCGCCGCTGGTGGGGTCTGGGTACGGGAACCAGACCGACATCATGAGCCGCTGGCTAAAGCGGCACGGGCATGACGTGACGGTGAGTGCGTTCTACGGACTGCGCGGCAGTCGCATGAACGTGGGTGGCATCGACGTGCTGCCGGGCAGTGATGAGCAGTGGGGCAATGACATCCTGCTGGCGCACTACGACCATTACAAACCGGACGTGCTGTTCGCGCTGATAGACAGTTGGGTGCTGGACAGGGACACGCTGAAAGGGGCGCCGATGGCGCTGTGGGCGCCGGTCGACCACACGCCCATTCCGCCGGCAGTAGCAGACCGGCTGCGGCTGACCCGCTGGCCGATTGCCATGAGCCGGCACGGTGAGCGCGAGATGCGCAAGGTGGGGCTTGACCCGTTTTACGTGCCGCACATGGTCGAAACGGACGTGTTCAAGCCGGTTGACCGGGTGAAAGCGCGGCAGGCGTGCGGGTTCCGCGAGGGCGCGTTCGTGGCCGTGAGCGTGGCGGCGAACAAGGGGTTCCCGGCGCGCAAGAGCCTCGACCGACTGATGAAGGCGTGGGCGCGCTTTGTGGCGCGCCATCCGGGGAGCGTGCTGTATCTGCACACCAACCCGTACCCGACGGCGAACGGGCTGCCGCTGTATGAGGTGGCGAAGTTCTACGGACTGCGGGCGGCGGGCATGAGCGCGACGGGCGGCGCGCCGGACGCGGACGTGCTGTTCCCCGACATGTACATGTGGCTGCGCGGGGAGTATGGCGCGCAGGCGCTGAACGCGCTCTACAACGCGGCGGACGTGTTCGTGCTGCCATCACGGGGCGAGGGGTTCGGCATTCCGGTGATGGAGGCGCAGGCGGCGGGCTGCCCGGCGATTGTGAGCGACTTCACGGCGCAAAGCGAGTTAGGCATGGCCGGTTGGTGCATCCCGATTGACGACTTCGATGACACCGAGTACACGCTGCAAGGCAGCGAGCAGTGCGTGCCCAGACCGAGCGCCATTCTCGACCGGTTGGAGGACGCTTACGAACAGCGCAGCAATGAGTGGCAGCGCGTGCAGGCGCGAGCGTTTGCGCGCGATTACGATGTTGAGCGCGTGATGACACGGCACATGCTGCCGGCGCTGGAGGCAATTGCTGAGGGCAACCGCGCCATGCAGATCGGCGTGGCAGGGGCGAGGGCCGGGTGATGGCACGCATCAGCTTTGTGACCACGACCTGGAACGGGGTACTGACGCTCAACCGGGCGCTGAGCATGGCCTGCCACGCCGGGGCGGACGAACTGTGCGTGTGCGACAACGGCAGCAGCGACGGCACGGGCGCGATCATCGCACAGCACGACGCAAAAAGCGTGCGCTTCGAGGAAAACCAGGGGCCAGTGGCGGGCATGAACGCCGCGCTGGAACTGGCGACCGGCGATTACGTGTTTTATCACGGTGATGACGACTGGCTGACCGACGGCGCGCTGACACGGCTGGCGAACACGCTCGACGAAAACCCGGCGGCGCATTTCGCTTACGGCGGGTGCAAGTTCTGGGGGCTGCGCAGCGACGTGGTGCTGCCGGTGCTGTTTACGCGCGAGGATTTCCACCAGCACATGGCGGCGGTGGGGTTCGCGGTCATGTGGCGGCGCGATGATACGCTGCGCTTCCGCGACGTGAACCCGGCAGACTGGGACTTCATGCTCCAGATGACGGAGGAACGCCAGTGGGTGGGCGTGGCCGTGCCGGAAATCACGATCAACTACACGCTGGTCGCGGGGCGCACGTGGCACGACATGAAGCGCAACGAAAGTGAACTGCTGGCGGCCTTCAAGGCGCGGTGGCCGATGGTGTCTGCGCGGGGGCTGTGATTGCCGCTATGGGGCGCGGGCGGTGGTACGCTATCTCTACAGGTCGAGCCTGAAAGGATTGAAAATGTACCACTTATTCGGCGGGGGTTACTACGGGCGCACCAGCATGGACGACTATGATGGCGCATATGAGACACTGGAGCAAGCAGGCGCGCAGGTGTTGAAGAAGCGCTGGGAGTGGGCTGACGTGGCGCTGCTAAAAAACGGCAAGCTGGAGAAGGTCGCCACGTGGAAAAAGCGCCAGATTGCCGATCACGATACGGCGCCCACCGTTACGCAAACCGGGTGGCTGATGTCCGACGGAATGTTCATAGTTATCACGTCCGAAGAGTTCAAATACTCACCGATTGGGGGCGCTTTCTTGAGCAAGAAATGGGCGTCGGCGGAGAACATGATGTGCGGGTCGGCATGGCCGGAATTTTTCGTGTTTTGCGAGTCCGACGATGACCAGGATGACGAATGAAAATCGCGTGTCTGAGTGACACACGACTGCCCACCCACCCGGCGTTTCCGGGACACGGGCTGGGGCAGATGGTACACCTGGTCGCCAGCACGCTGGCGACACGCGGGCACGAGGTGACGCTGTACGCGGCGCCGGGCAGCGTGTTCGAGGGCGGTGAGCTGGTCACGGCGCGCGACGAACGCGAGTTTGCGCCGCATGGCTTCGACGTGGTGCTGGACAGCACGCACGGCAAGATCATGCAACAAAGATTGCATGACAAGCAGGCGGTAGTGTCGTGGTCGCATGACCGCGAGGCCCCGGCGGGGCGCTGTGCAGTGTATCCGAGTGAGGCGCACAAGCGCTGGCACCAGCACGCCCTGGGCGCGGCAGCCAGCGGGCGCGTTATCTACAACGGGGTGGCGATCCCCGATGAACCGGTCGGCGCAGGTGACGGCGATTACTATGCGTATCTGAGCGTGTTTCACGCGCCGAAGGGGCCGGTGATGGCGCTGGAAGCGGCGCGCCTGGCCGGGGTGAAGGTTGTGTTTGCCGGGCCGACGCCGCCCGCCCCACCGCCAGGGGCGAAGTACATCGGGCCGGTGATTGATGAGGACAAGCGCGCCTTCCTGGGCAAAGCAAAGGCGCTGCTGTTCCCGGCCAGCACGGAAGCCGGGCCGGTGACGATCCTCGAAGCGCAGGCGATGGGCTGCCCGGTACTGGTGAGCGCTTACGGCGCGGCGCAAGAGAACATGCAACCCGGCGTAACCGGGTGGGTCTGCGAGGACACGGTTGACATGGCCGACCATATTGCTGAGGTCAGCAATATGGACAGGGCCGCAATCCGGGCGTGGGTGCGCGCCAATCGCGGGTCAGAGCGCATGGTAGACCAGTTCGAGCGCGCGCTGTATGACGCAGCGGCGGGGGAGGTGTGGTAGGTGTACCGATGCGACTGTAGTTACTTACCAGTGATCGACCGCAATAGCATCAGTGTTAGTGCCGGGGACTTTTTGCACTACTGCGCTGCGTGGGAGGAAGTGTCTGTGGACAACAAACAATCGGGACGCATTAGGGGATTGGTTGATGGACTACACGCGCTGCTGGATCGCAGCGGCGGGTATCTGACCCCCAGGGAGGGCGACACACCGGGCGCTGTACACAGTTCATTCAAACTGCGCACGGTCGACCTGAGCGAAGTGAAGCCGGGGATATTCGAGGGTGAGATCGTCTTTGTAGCCGAGAACTGCACTGTAGACGACGTGCCCGACATGGCGGATGTGGTCAGCCTGGACTCAGCCGTTGAGGTTTATTGGGGCATCAGCAGTGTGTCCTGGGGAACAACATATCGCCCCCGTGCGATGCTGGTGACGTTCAAACTGGGGAGTTGACATGGCACGTGCAGGCATGACCGAACTTATTGCCGCGCTGCGCGGCATGACGGATGCGGCGGCAGACGAGTACGCGGTGGCGGGCATTACCTACTGGAGCGACGATCAGCTTCAGGATATTCTCGACCGCTGCCGGCACGACTATTACAGCCAACCGCTGATGCCCGCTGTCGAGAATGTGGGCGGCACCATCGTCTACCAGTCGTATTACTGGCACGAGGGGCAGGCGGTCGAGCGGTTGTCCAGCGGCAGCGCGGCCTGGCTGCTGCAAAATGGCGACGGGGTCGAGGCGGGCACGGCGGACTACACGCCATATTACGACGCCGGATACGTGCGTTTTGCGGCTGACCAGGTGGGCGAGGGCTGGGCACTGACGTACCGGGCGTATGACATTAACCGGGCGGCCTCGCTGGTGTGGGAGCGCAAGGCAGCACACGTCGCTTCGAGATTCGACCTGGCTGTCGACAATCACGACCTGAAGCGGTCGCAGATGCGCCAGGCGTATCTGCAAATGGCGGCGCACTACCGCAACCAGAGCGGCGCGACAACCCGGAACGTGAGGCTTAGCCGTGCTGACCTCGCGTGAACTGACACAGGCGCGCAGCGACGTGCTGGTGACGCTGACCGACACGTGCACGATCCAGCGGGCGACGGAGACCAGCGACGCCTACGGCTACACGGCTAAAACATGGGCGACGGCAGTCAGCGGGGCGCTGTGCCGGTTCGACCCGTTCGCGCGGCAGGATAGCGCCGGGCAGGTCGCCATGCAGGAGCAGGGGCGCGCTTGGTATCGCCTGACGCTGGCCTGGGACACTGACCTGCGCGACGGCGACCGGGTGGTCTATGACGGCGACACGTATGAGGTGCTGCAACTGCACGATGACCACAGCGCGCGCATCGTGCGCCGGGCGGCACTGGCGAAAGTGGGGTAGCAGTGGACATTGAGCGCATCGAAATTATTCCAGGGCTGATTGTAGAGATTGACCCGGAGCGGTTCGCGCTGGCGACGCTGCCCCTGATGCTGACCCCGGCGGTGCGCGACTTTACTGTGCAGGTCGACCTGTTGATTGTGGACGTGATCGAGGGGGAAAAGCAGCGCATCGAGAATGCGCTCAAGGTGAGGAGTCGGTAGGGATGGTCGCACGGTTGGACGTGAAAATCAAAAAGAACGACCTGCCCCGCCTGCTGCGCGCGTCGCCCACAAAGGCGGATCAGGCAATTGAGGCGCTGGCGCGTGAGGGTGAGCGCTACTGCAAGACGCTGATGAACACCAGCCCGCCGGGGCGGACGTACCAGCGCAAGAGCATCACGCACACAGCCTCACGGCCCGGCTTCCCGCCCAACATTGACACGGGGACGCTGGTCAACAGCATCCACGTCGAGCCGGCAGGACGCATGAAACGCCTGCTGGTGGACGGCGTCGAATATGGGGTGTTCCTCGAATTCGGCGCAACGAACCTGGCGCCGCGCCCGTTTTTCGGGCCGACGGTGGCCTGGCTGCAAGGCGAGGTCACGCGCATCTTTGACGAGTTTTTGACGAAATGACCATGATTAACGCAATTGAGAAAGCGATACGCGCCGCGCTGACAAGCGGGACGGCTGGCCCACTGGTGGGCGGGCGCGTTTATAACGAGATGGCCCCACAGGGGGCCGCGCTGCCGTACATCATCATGGCGTTTAACGCCGGGGGCAAGACGAACCGGACGCCAACGGATGAGGGTGACGTGCGGCACGTTGTCAAGACGATCAGTACCAGCGCCAGCGAGGCGGCCCAGGTGGCCGGGGCGATTGAGGCTGATCTGCACGAGGCATCCCTGGCGCTGGACGCGCCCTGGGTGGCCTACCGCTGCCAGGTGCTGACGGTGGTCAAGTACATCGAGCAGGCGGAGCGCGAGCAGTACTTCCACAACGGGTGGACGGTGCGAACACGCGCAAGTAAGTAAGGAGCAAGCCAGTGGCTAAGTTATCAGGCAAGAACCTCTACGTCAGCTTCGCTGGCGTGGCGCTCAGCGGTGAGCAGCGGTCATTCGACGTGACACTGTCGCAGGAAACCGCAGATTCGACCGCCGGGGCGGACAACTACCGCAACTTCGTCAACACGGTCAAGTCCATCGAAGCGTCGCTGGAAATCGTCATGAAGGAACACAGCACCGGCGGCAGCGCCATCAAGGCGGCGCTGGCGGCGGGGGCTGAGGGGACGCTGTTGTGGGGGCCGGAAGGCACGGCGACAGGGAAGCCGAAGTATGGTTTCTACGCGCTCATCAGCGAGGCGTCGGAGACGATTCCGTTCGACGACGTGTGGACGAAAAGCGTAACCTTCCAGAACGCCGGCACAGCGCTGCTGTTCGACGGCGTGACGCAGCTCTGGCCGTAGCGACCGCTGCGGTCTGATTTCGTATCTACGACGACGAGGCACAGATGAGCGACAAGAAAGTCAATGAACAGGGGTTTGTGCTGGCGTTCAATTTCGACACGTTGAGCGCCATCGAATACGCTGAGTTCGTTGACGCCTCGCGCGAGTTCGGGCAGAACGCGCGGCGGGCCGTCAAGACGATCAGCGAGACGCTGGCACGCGCCGTCACCGGCGGCGTGCCGGAGGCGTGGGGGCCGGCGGATGACCCGCAGACGTGGATGAAGCTGCCGTTCCGCACGACGTTCCAGGACGTGCTGCGGCAGATGAAAGAGGCGGCAGAGGCTGACTCAAAAAACTAGAGAAGGCTGTCTGGCTTCACGCGAAGTTCGGCGGCGAGCAGGCGCCCTTCCCGCCGGGGTTGTACTGGCGCTTTGTGCGCGTGCGACTGGCGCAGGACTTTGGCTGGAGCTTCGACTACATCGACGGCCTGAGCCAGCAGGACGTAAACGACGTGTTCGCGGTCATGGCGGCGCAGAACCGGCTGAAAGAGGAAGCGGCGCAGCGCGGCAGAAAGCGCTGAGTGTGAATCGTGCTATACTTGACGGAAAGTCAAGGGGGCAAGGATGACGAAACCAAAGCATAACAGGATGCGGTCGCGGCGCCTCGGGCGCAACATCTACGGTGTGCTGTTACTGCTGGCGATCCTGGGCACGTGTGCATGGCTGACCAGCGCGGCGGGCACGTTTAACCGCGTGGTTGGCGACGGTGCCAGTGAGGCGTACCGCGCGGGCGCGGCGCTGGGCACGACCACCAGCATGGGCATTATCGCGTGTATTGCAGCGCCGGCGCTGCTGCTGTTCGGGGTGCTGTACTGGCGCACCGGGGCGGCGATACGGAATGAACGCCAGCACCAGGAAACAATTGAGGCGCTGCGCGGCAACGACGGCGCGTAGCAGCAGCACAGGAGTCAGGCGGTACACAATCCAGGCGCTCCGAACGGGGCGCTTTTGATTCGGCGGGGAGCAGACGATGACGAGTGTCGTATCCAGCTTAGCAGTCGAAATCGGCGCAGAAATCGCCGGGCTTCAGCGCGGGCTGCGCCGGGCTGATAACTCCATAGACGATTTTGTCACCTCTGCTCGACGGCAGACGATGGCCCTGGGTGCTGGACTGACTGCTGGCGTAACGCTGCCGTTGGCCGGCCTGGCTGTAGGGGCGGCGCGCGCGGCGATGCAGTGGGAAAGTGCGTTCGCCGGTGTGCGCAAGACGGTTAATGCCACAGAGACGGAGTTTGCGGCGCTAGAGCGTGGTCTGCGCGATATGGCGACCGGGGCGACCGGATCGCCGGTGGCGGGCCTGGAAAACGCAGCGGTCACGCTGGCGGGCGTGGCTGAAGCGGCGGGGCAGTTGGGTATCGCCCAGGAACACCTGCTCGAATTCACCGAGACGATGGCGATGCTGGGCATGACGACGAACCTCACGGCTGAGGAAGCGGCGTTTAGCCTGGCGCAGTTTGCCAATATCACACAAATGCCAGTTGAAAACATTGATCGTTTAGGTGCAACAATTGTTGCGCTTGGCAACAACAGCGCCACAACGGAACGCGATATTGTCGAGTTCGCGCAGCGCCTGGCTGGTGCAGGTAGCAGTGCGGGCCTAACTGAGAGCGAGATACTGGCGCTGGGCGCGGCGATGGCGAGCGTCGGGCTGAATGCAGAGGCCGGCGGCACGGCTATGACGCAGGTCATGACTGAGATGACCAGAGCTGCCGCGCTGGGCGGTAATGAGCTGGAGGCTTTTGCTGCCGTTGCGGGTATGACCGCCGCGCAGTTTGCCGACACGTGGAATGCTGAGCCGATGGCGGCCCTGGATGCTTTTATCCAGGGGTTAAGTGGCATGTCCAACGCCGAACAGGTTCAGACGCTAGAGGCGCTTGGGCTAAGCGGGATTCGCGTGTCGGACACGCTGCGCCGGTTAGCGGGGGATGCTGACTTACTGGGCAGCTCTGTTGAACTGGCAAGCGCAGCCTGGGAAGAAAACACCGCGCTGCTGAATGAAGCCGGTCAGCGTGCAATGACGACCGAATCACAGCTCAACATGTTGAGCAATAATATGCGCGAGATCGGTGTCGTTGTTGCCACAATTCTGCTACCGCCCATAAACCAGTTCGCGGCGGTGTTAATTCCCGTACTGCAACACGTCGCGCACCTCGACCCGGCCATTATACAGATGGGAGTAGCGTTTGCCGCCGCTGCTGCTGCTGCCGGTCCGCTGCTGGTTGTTGTGGGCGCGCTGCTGTCGCCAGTGGGACTGATCGCCGGCGGCATTGCAGCAGCGGCGGTTGCGATTGCTATGTTCAGCGACGAAATCGCTGCTGCGGTTCCGGGCTTGGGTAAATTTGGATCGTCGTTACGTGACAACATCATCTCGACATTTGAAGGCGGGGTCGCAGTTGATACGACCTCAGTCAGTGCCTGGGCACAGGACAACCTCGAAAGCATCCTGACCGCAGTCGTCAGCGTGGCGGGGATCGTGCTGGGCGGGCCGGCAGGAATGGCGATTGGGGCGGCGCGACTGCTGGCGTCTGCAATCGAGAACGACTTCCTGGGGATCGGCACGTTCCTCAACACGAGTGGTATCACAACCGCGGTCGAGGGCGCATTTAACAGCATCCTTGCCAGTATCCGCGGTATCTTCACCGGGGGCGCGCCGTCGGGGCGCATGGTGGCTGGCGGTGCTGGCACGGGCGGCGGCGGAGGGCTGCTGGATGGTCTGTTCGCCGGGCTGACGAATTTCACACCGCCTGACCTGTCGGCAATAGGCGCGCTGATTACTGCCGCGTTTCAACCGCTGATCGACGGGTTTACGGGCGCATGGGAAAGTATCCAGCCGCACCTGCAACCATTTGTGGAGGGCGTCCGGGGGTTTTTCGACGCGCTGTCACAGACAGACACAGCAGGACTGGACAATATCGCCGGGGTCATTGCCGGGATTGGCGGGACGGTGTTTGCCGGGCTGGCTGATTTCGTCAGTCAACTGGTCGACCTGGGCGGCAGCGCGATTGGTGGCCTTTTGTCCGGTCTGGGCAACGCGCTCCCCCTGGTTGGCGAGGGCATCAGCGGCATTGTCAGCGCCTTCAGCATCGCGGCGGAAACCGGCGACGTGGGGGCGGCGTTAAGCTCGCTGGGCAGCGGTATCGGCAACATTGGCAGCGCGCTGCTGGGCTTCGGCGCCGGGGCTGCTGATGGACTGATCGAGGCCATCGAAAAAGTGACCGGGCTTGAGCTGCCCGATATGGCAACGATTGGCGAAACGCTCTCGACGGGACTGGGTGCGCTGACCACGGCCTTCGACAATGCCAAACTGGCAATCGACCTGATTCTGCAAGGCATTTCGACATCCATCACCGACAATATCCTGACGCCGGTCTCCACGCTGTGGGGCAACGTGCAGACGGCTATCCAGCCGTTTCTGGAGGGCATCCAGACCGGGATTGTCGATCCGCTGGCGGCGCTGTGGGACAACGTCAAGGCGGGCGTTGAGGCGTTCTGGGGAAACATTACCCAAATCTTCAGCACGATTAACGCAGACGTTATCCAGCCCATCAGGGACGCCATCTACGAAGTGCAGATGGCGCTCAACGCCCTGGCGGGCGGACTGGGTGCGTGGGGCAGCGTTGGGGACAACGCCAGCGCAGCAGCGGGTATGGTGACAAGCGGGCAGGTCACGCCGGGCGACTTTTTCAGCGCGCTGGGCAATGCAATCGGCATGGAAATTGGCGGCGGCGCACCTGCCTCACCGCTGCCGGTCGAAGTCGGGGCAGTCCCCCAATACGCGACAGGCATCAGCTATGTGCCGGGCACGATGCTGGCGATGCTGCACGGCGGCGAGCGGGTGCTGACACGCGACGAAAACCGCGCCTACAGCCAGGCGACCGGCGGCGGCGGCGCGGTCTTCAACATGACGCTGTACGGCACGTCCCCGCATGAGGTGGCGCAGATGGTGCAGCGAGCCATCCGGGATGGTGACAGATGAGCCGCACAGCCACCTACCGCTTCCAGGTCGATTGGAATCGCGACGGCGATTTCAGCGACAGCAACGAAGACCTGACGGCCTACGTCACCAGCGCAAGCTGGAATGTGGGGTTCCGGGAACTGTACGCGGACGTGGCCGGTGAGACCGCGCTGACGATGACGCTGGACAACCACGACGGGCGCTTCAGCCCGGAAAACGCGGTTGGTACGGCGGCGTATGGCGCGCAGTGGAGTATGCGCCCGGTGCGCGTGCAGGCGGTCTACAGCGGCGGCACGGCCACGCTGTGGAGCGGCTGGACAAAGGACATCAGCCCGATGTTCGGCAAAGAGGGCACCGAGGCCACGCTGACGGCCAACGGCGGGCGCGCCTGGCTGGAAAGCCAGGAGATTTCGTTGCCAGTGATGGAAGGGCTGCGCAGCGACGAAATCCTGACACGGATCATGGACAAGGTGTACGTGCCGCCAGCGACAACACCCGGCCCCTGGCGACTGGGGCGCGCGGGCTACAGCGAACTGGGTACAAACACGTATCTGAGGCCGTCGGCGATTACCAACAACTTCCAGACCGGGGCGCAGACGTTCACCTATGCCGGGGATGGCTGGGGCGGCGGGGTGAGCGCACTGGACGCGATCACCGACGTGGTGCGGGCGGAGCGCGGGCGGTTCTTTTTCAACCGGGCGGGGCAGGCGGTGTTCTGGAACCGTTCGTACCTGCCCACCAACGTCACGCTGACGGCGACGTTCGACGGCAACATGCAGGGGATGAGCTACAGCTACGGCGCGCGGCTGGCGAACGTGGTGACGGTGCGCCGCTACCCGCGCACACTGGGCGCCGGGGCGAGCGACGTGCTGTGGGAACTGGATGAGCCGGTGACGCTGAAGCCGGGGCAAAACAAAACGCTGCGGGCGCGGTACACCGAACAGGGCACCGACACGC